ACAATATTAAAACCTATTTATATTCTTTTAATGAAGAAGATTGTGCTGCTGATAAGTGGGACTATGGACTTCTTAAAGAAATATTTGATAAATATAATATACAGCAGATCAAAGTTAATTCTTTGCCAATAGAAGAAAGAGCATTTGTTGTAATTCCTGGACCACAAAATATAGGACATGAAGAAGATATATCAAAAGAGTTAAAAAATATATCTAGATTAGTTTTATTTATAACAGGGGATGAAGAAGGAGTTTTTGGTATAGACAAAATAAATCATCCTAATGCTGAGGTTTGGATTCAATACCCTCATAAAAAACATGAGAAGTACAATAAACTTCCAATTGGTGTGCCACAGCATCTAAAAAATAATTTACCTAATTATAAAACTAAAACATATGATGTATTTTTTGGTGGACAAATCACACATCAAAGGAGACAACAGTTAGCAGAAGTAATGCCCTCAATTGAGAATGCCCTATACAAGCCTACAGACGGCTTTGCTAAGGGAGATAATCCAGTTGACTACTATGACAACCTAATGAATTCAAAAATTGCTCCTTGCCCTGCTGGTGCCGTATCAATTGAATCATTTAGGTTATTTGAAGCAATAGAAATGATGACTTTACCAATAGCAGACCTTGTAGATTCAAGTGGTTTAAAATATAATTTTTATAAAAATGTTTTTAATGAACTGGTTCCATTTCCTCAAACAAAATATTGGAGTGAATTGCCCATAATTGTATTAAATTTATTAGAAGAATATCCAAAAAATATGCATAATGTGGTATGCTGGTGGATTAAATACAAAAGAGATCTTGGAATAAAATTAATGGAGCAAGTAAATGCAAAAATCTGACGTAACAATTATAATTCCAACATCTTATATACCTAGTCATCCTAGTATTAAAGTAATAGAAACAACAATTAAAAATACCAGATTTCATTTTCCAAATAATGAAATTATTTTACAAATAGATGGGCTTAGATCAGAACAATCAGACTATAAAAAAGATTATGATGAATATAAAAATAAAGTATTGTGGAAATGTTTGCATGAATGGGAAAACGTATTACCAATAATATTTGACAAACATAGTCATCAAAGTACTATGATGAAAAAAACCATTAACTTAGTTCAAACACCATTAATTCTTTACATTGAAGGAGATCTTCCTTTAAGAACCGACAGAGATATTGACTGGAATAAGTGTTTAGACATGTTTGAATACAATAAAGCAAATACAATAAGGTTTTATTTAAGAGAAGAGATGCCACAAGAGCATGAGCACATGATGTGTGGTCAAGAAGATATTTTTATAAAAACTGTTCAATGGAGTCAAAACCCACATTTAAGTTTTACTAGTTACTATAAAGATATTGTTTTACCAAATGTTGGTGAAACAAATTATATTGAAGATGAATTTTATGGAAAGGTCCAAACTGATTGCGAGTATTTGCCTGAAGAAGAACCTGTGATTGAGGAACCATACGTTTTTAAAATTAGAAATTGGGAAGCACACAAAATGTTTATTTATTATCCAGACAATGGACAGAACATAAGTAGGGTTTTACATTTAGATGGAAGACAAAGCACTAAAAAATTTACACAAGATGATGACTTTTGGGAATATACAAGCATTGAGGATGCAAAAAAAATATTAAAACAATCGGAAATGTTTAAAGATGACAAGGATATTTTATGAGATTAGGAATTATAGCAAGATCTGATAACACTGGATTAGGCAATCAAACACGGGAATTAGTTAAAATGCTTAATCCCGACAAAATTTTATTGATTGATTCAAAACATTTTAATGGTAATAAGCAACATCCAGAATGGTATAAAGATTACAATGTAATAACTACATCAGTTGGGTTTCCAACAAAACCAGAAGTAATAGAATTTTTAAGGGATATAGATATAGTTTTAAGTTGTGAAACTTTTTATAGGCAAGACTTTTTACATTATGCCAAACGAAGAGGCATTAAAACAATCTTACAATATAATTTTGAATTCTTATTAAATATGTCTGTTCCAGAAGCAGAACTTCCAGATGTTTTACTTGCTCCAAGTTTATGGAATATAGAACAAATAGAAAAAATGGTTGATGGCAGATGTAAAGTAATTCACCTTCCACCTCCAACTGATTCAACCTTGTTTGAAAATGTTAGACAGAACAATATGTCAAAAGATCATAATAGATTATTACATGTTGGTGGAAAGTTTGCAGCAAAAGATAGAAATGGAACTGAAACTGTTTTACAAATGCTTAAATATTCAAAAGCAAATTACGAGTTAGTAATTACAACACAAAAATTTCCAGAATTAAATCTAAAAGATTCAAGAATTACAGTTAACAATAATAATCCAGAGAATAGAGAAGAACTTTATAATGGATTTGATGCTATGGTTTTGCCAAGAAGATATGCTGGTTTGTGTCTTCCAATGAATGAGGCATTGATTAGTGGACTGCCAGTATTTATGACAAATATATCTCCAAACAATTTAATTCTTCCTAAAGAATGGTTGGTAAAATCTGAACATGTTAATAGTTTTCAGGCCAAATCATTAATAGATGTTTATGAAGGAAGTCCTGAACATTTAGCAACAATTGTTGATGATTATATGAATAACAAAGATAAGCGTGAAATGAAAGATTCTGCGTTACAAATAGGATTAAATAATTTTGCTGAGGTAAATCTAAAAGATAAATATTTAAATCTTATTGCTCATATATAGATTTATCTGGAAAGTTTGTAGTTAAATAATCTAACAAAAACATAAAAGAACTATCTGCGCTAGACAAGTAAGGAATTTGTTCTTGGTCCTGATTATATGATAGTGCAACTAACCCACCACTTTTGTGAACCTTTACATCCTTTACTGTTTCTCCGCCAATGTTAAATGTATTTCCATACTTTGATCTCCAAAGTGTTGAATACTGCTCTTCAAGAATTGTTATTAGTTTCTTTTTTTCCATTGGCATTGGAATATGAAGTTCATAACTAATAGGATTTGATATATCTCTTCTTTGTAAATAAGCGTATGTTTTTCCCAGTCTATTTAAATAAGTAGATCTAAGCCCAAGATTATGATACTGATTTATTTGATCTTCAAGTAATCCATTGTTGTATATTTTTATTTCATTTATTTTATTTGTAATATAAAAGTCATCATTCATTAATATAAAGTCTTCAGGTATTTGTTCAGAAGCACAAGCAGCCCTAAGATTATTAAGAGCATTTTGATACTTATGTTGATTTTGTAATACTGGAATATAATTACCAACATACCAATCTGGCTTTCCACCAACTACCCAAATTTTTGGATCATTAGTATTTTTTACAACAGATCTAATTGAATATCTAAGTTCTTCGTTTTCACCATCTTTGCATATGTATACAAAATTCATAAGTTTCCTTTATATAAAAAAATAGGGACAGAAATATCCATCCCTATTTATTAAGTATAATTACTTTACAGCCTTTTTAGCAACTTTCTTTTTTGCTGCTTTTTTAACTGGTTTGATATTCTTAAGTGCAACTTCTACATCTTTTGCAACTGCATCAAACTTACCAAAAGATTTGTCTTTTGGATTTGCTGCACGAAGTGCGACTGGAACTAGGGCTGCTACAAGTGCTGCCCACATATCTTTAGGATCTGTAATTCCAGCGGTATACAAAGCAATTACTGCTGCAAGAACTGAGCGACCGTAACTTGAAAGCATTGCTTTTAGTTGTTCTTTATTCATTTAATCACCTCTTTCATATACCATTATAGCGTATATTGCTATAAATCTTTTTATTTTTGCTCAACTATAGGCTTGAGTTTTTCTAAAATAAACCTTAATTTTGCATCTGAGTATAAATCTGCTAACTTTGGCTGTTCAATTTGTTGTTCACAATATAAGATAATATCATTAACAGTAGCCATTGTTTCCTCAATATAATTAAAAGCCACGTCTCTAGAGTCTGATAGAAATTTAATAAAGTTCTCTTGAGTTTCATCCGTTTCATTTTTAATCAAATCTAACTGATCTTTTAAGGTTTCAGAAAAAGCCTTTAGTATTCTTTGATCAAGAACAAGTTGTTTTAACATTGTTTTTAATGTATATATTTTATAGGACAAAGATACAATAACGCACATGCTTAAAAATAATCCAGTAAACGTAATTAAATTAAAGAACTGCATTTAACAACTCATTTCTTTCTTCATGTGTTGGCCAATAATATTGGCAAGGAACTTTGCGTTCTGGACAGCACGGAACATTGTATGGGCTTGATTCTGCATACTGATATTTAATATAATAGATAGGATCCTTTTTAAATAGATTAGCCTTGTGAGTTGTTGTAATACGCATTACCTTATTGTCATTGGACCAGAACATTGGTGGGGTCTTTCCCCATCTATCCGAACATTTTTCTTTAAGATCGTTAAGGTTGTTTTCATTGTTTATTGTCTTAATCCCACGAACCTTAGCCTCTTCTATCATGTGCTGTATATAAGACCACAGACCAGCCTCATAGCCCTTCCACATAAGCACTGCAGGGTGATTACGCCATGCCCCAGACGGTGACTCTCCTGACAACACCTTGAGTATTTGATACCCCTCAAGGATTTGTTTATTAAGTCTTTTATTGTCTAAGGATTTTGCGGTATATGAAATATTACTAGATGGAAGAAATGTTTGCATTAAACAACCTTAAGGGTATTGCAACGAGCACAGCCAACATATGTATTACCAGTAAATGGACATGCTCCAGCATCTACAAGAACATGACCTTTAAATTTGCATACAATTTTTTTGATAATCATTTTTTCCCCTTAATTTTGTTTTATCTAAATTAAAATTAAAGAGCATCTGTATTAGCAAATGCTCTTTAGTATTTAATGCTACAAAGCAGACATGTATCCAGTTGAAAGATATCTACCAGATAACCATTGATTGTTTGTAGGTATTGTTTTAGCAAGTAGAAAGTTGTAGGTTTCATCAAAAGAACTCTTAAGATTTAAAACCCAATAAGCAGATAATGTCGCAGTCGCGTTTGAAGTTCCTGCGGTGAATGTACGAGATCCATCTCTATTAGTTACATACCATCTACCATTTAAATAGAAGTCTGTTTGGTTCCAACCATTTGAATACCTTGCTATAGTTGGAACTGCTTTAATATCATATGCAGAGCGCCCATCAATTGATGTATTATCTGTTGCTCCAACTGAAACAACATCATTAATACAAGCAGGTGAATTTACTGCTTTTCTATTTTGTAGATTGCCTGTTGCAGCAATTACCGGAATATTTAATTGTTTTAACGCTAAGACTTGCTCTTTCATACCATCTGGGACTGCACAGTTAGCCTGAATTGACCCCTGAGAAATATTCACAGCGGCAATATTATATTTCTGAGCATTGGCAATCACCCAATCAAGTGCTGTCTTTACTGGTCTTAGAGAATAAATATCTACTTGTCCAGAATCTGTAACGCCAACTATTCTAATTGGAATTATTTTGACATCTGGATTTACTGCTAAGATAACGGAAATCATTTGAGATCCGTGATTTAGTGTTTTGTTTGTACTTTTTGGAATTGCTGCTGCTCCAAGACCTTCCATATAATTTTTTCCATTGGCACAGAGATATCTTTCAATAATACAAACCTCAGTTGCAATTGATTGTTGAAATAGGTTTGTACCTGTATCAATTACAACAATTGATGAAGGCGTAGTTGCTTGAGATGGTGCTGGAACAAATGTTCCAAATAAAATTAATGCTAATAGTGCAGATACTTTATACTTCATTGTTTTCCTTTTCTATTGTAGTTATAGTGGTTTTCTAACTAGTAAAACTATTGCCCCTTCTGATTCCAAGGCTTTTTTAACCCTTACCATATATTCTACAGCAAGTCTCTTGTCCCTGTCAAATAACTGCATGAATTTATTTTCATCTGCTCTTACTGTAATAAAATGCTCATTGTCAATAATGTCTACGCCAAACCCCTGTGGAGCAGTAATAGATCTAACGGCTCGTTTCATTGCATCTGTATACATTTTACCTCATTGTCAGATTCTGCCATATTTCAGACCATTTAGATTTTGTTTTGTGGCTATTAAACTCTCTAGATATTTTACCTTTGTCCAAATAAATACCGCCCCAAATTCCATATTCTTTCTGTGATATACCTACAGCAAAACATGTTGCTGCTACTGGACACTTAAGACATACGCTGTCAACACCATGACGAATATCTGGAGTTTCTTCATACTTATCAAAGAATAAGTTTGTATCAAAATCTTTACAAGCAGCACTTTCTTTCCATAAATGTTTATTCATATTGTTTATACTTATCTGGCATAGTCCAGCCATTGCGGTTTGCTACATATCTTTTTTGAATATTCCATTTATTGTTTTTATATACTCCGTTTTTTTCAAAGGCAGCAGAATCTAATGGAGTTAGTTCAACAACATCCCAACCATCCCAAGACAACTTGCTGTTCATGGAAACAATTGATTCCATTTGTTTTAAATTATTTACAATCATTATTACTCCTTAGTATTGGAATGTTCCAAATTCAAAATCTTGCTCTTGTGCAAGTTTTGCTACATTTGATAGTGGTTGGTTTGGTTTTGATAAATAGGAAAAGTAATCAATCTCATGTAAATTTTCTTCAACCCATGTGTAATGAACCTTGATAAACTTAACTTTGATTCCTCTAGCCTTTAAATTTCGTTCTGAAACATTGCAAAACTCAGAAGCAAAATCATTTACATTTGATGGTCCTAATGAATATACAATAAACTCATGATCATTTTCTTTTAAACCAGACATCATTACACCCATAGAACGAAGGAAAACAGAATACTCATCGAACTCATTGGTTCCCTGTACTACGACCTTCATTTCTTTTTCCATTCTTTAGGTGATCTAATATATCTAACATCTTTGCTACTTCTTTATTATCCATATTTGTAAAGTCAATTGGTCTTGCATTTTCCCTATCGACTTCACCTTCTTCTACATCTGCTTGATAAAACACATTATTATTTACCCAGTAAGCGGTTGGGCCGATAACTAAAACACGAAAGGTATTTTTTTCTTTCAGTTTTGTGGTTTGAGATACACGCTTTATCTCTATACCTTCTGGCAAAAGGCTAGAAATAATACTGTGAATCCTAGTCTGACTATATTTAATTTTTGGTAAAACTTTTTTTTCTTGTTTCTTTACTGTATAAAGTATAGCCCAAATGCCATAAATTGTCAACAATAAAAGAACAATTTGATTCATGTATCTATTGTATCACTGTTGCGATAAAATTCTTTTGATTTCATTCAAAACTGTTTTATAAATATCGTCCAACCAAGAAATAGCATTTTCATCAAAAGCCTTTTCTGTTAGCCCAACGTCTGGATTATCTTGCAATAAATCAATTATTAAAAATCCTTGTTCCCACAAAAACATTACCTCACGGTTTAATTGTGTTTGATGTATGTCAAATAGATCTGGATTAATATCTTTTAGTTTGTCGGTAAAGTTATAAATTGCTTCACCTTCTTCATTTAAACCAGCATATTCAATTGCACCTTGTTCAACTAGGTCTATAAAAATAAGATCTTCTTCTCTCATTGGTATGAATCACCTTGCAATCTATTTTCAACAAGTCTTTCTCTTTCATCTAGGAAAGAGTAGGCATAGGCCAACATTTTTTCTTTTCCAATTGGATCATTCATAATTTTATTATAATGGTGGCTACAAAACATTAGTTCGCCATTTACTCCAGTTACAGATACATATGCCTGTGCTGGACAAGAATCACACCTATCTAGGGGTGTAAGAAGCCATTTGCGTTCATCGGTTTGCTCAGTCATTCTATTCATATTATACCTTCTTATTGTCGGTGGAATAAAAACCCTTACTATTAAATTGTACACCAAATGGAGTGTATTGTCTAGTTAGGACACCGTTGCATTTTTCACAAAAATATTTAGGCTCATCTTCTAAGATAGATCTTTCTTTAGTGATGTTTATTGCACAACTATTACATAAATATTCATATTTTGGCATAATTTAATCCTAAAGTGATGGTATTGTTATTTTTCGTTTAGGGCATTTAATAGATTTAATTGCAAACAATTCTTTTTCATCTACAGATAAAGACCATCTAATTTTAATAGATACCCAATTCATAATGTATTGACATTTATATTTTTCATTTGTTGGCATCCACTCAGCAGGATCTCTGTCTGATTTAGAACGATTTGAAGCACCAGTAACTGCAATTAAATGTATTGTATCTGTTTGATCATTTGCATATAGTTCACGCTTTTTATCATCCCATGCAGAGGCCCCAGAATCCCACGCTTCTGCAAGTGGAACCATATGATCTACATCTAATTTTCCAGCATCAATTACTTTTACACTGTCATAAATACTAATCCATTCTCCGCCTTTAATCACACAACCTTTTTCAACAATTGGTTTAACAATTGCCTCTGAAATAATTACTGCTTTACGTGAATCACATCCATTACCAACCCCTACCCAATGCTTAAACTTAGTCCTTACATATCCTGTACGTGACTCTGGAGTGACCTTAAGAACTTTAATAGCATCCTCTGTAGATTTATAGGAAACAATGCTTGGTGTGGCAGCAGTCGCTGGATTAGTAAAGATAAAACTAATTAGTAATAAGGCTAAGACTTTTTTTGATTTCATTTTTGTCCTTTTGTTTTTACTGGCTCTCCAGTAATTCTGTCTTTTCTATATCGTTCAGTTCCATCTTTATTTAAAGCAACGATATTTCCATCACGCAGGATCATATGATTAAAACCAATCTTAGTCTTAGCCTTGAATGACATTACTTTGCTGCCTTCTTTGCTACCTTTTTTGCTGCTGGACGTTCTAATTTTACTTCAAGTGGAGTTGCTTCTTCACCTTTATAAATTGGACGACCCCAACCAACAATAGTATTGACTAATTTTTTCTTATTATCTTTTACATATGCCCGAGTTTTTTCGGCACACATTCCACCATTACGTTGATCTCCTTTAGCAGATCCAGCAGTATTTCCTTCAATGGTTTGAATAGTTCCATCGCCATTATTTTTAATACATAGACCTACGTGAGAAATACGATTTACTCCATCATCTGGAAAGTCAAAATAAATCCAGTCTCCAGGTGTTGGATCATCATTGCGAGCATCTGCCCATCGTTTATTTTTCTTAAACCAATCTGATGCTGTTACTGTTGAAGCAGACTTTGGATATTTCTTTGGATCTAGCCCTGATGTAAATGCAGACCAAGAAACAAAAGACTGGCACCAAGGAAGGAAATTTGCACCTGTCCATTTACCATATTTTGTTTCATTGTCTTTTGGACCTTCAATAGTTCCAACTTCTTTTTTAGCAATTTCAATGATTGCCTCTACTGTACCTTTTTCTGCCATTTTATTCTCCTTTGTTAGTGTGCAAAGACATGCTAATTAATTATATCATGTTGATATTAATTATTTTGAGCCTCTTGTAAGAATCGAACTTACGCATCCCGCTTACAAGGCGGGGGCACTGCCACTATGCTAAAGAGGCATTGTTTTATTTTTATTCTAGTATCTTAAATACTACTTGACAGGGATCTCCACCTTCATCCCATTCTTGTGCTTCTTCTGGAGTCATGTATGGATCTCCATCATGTGTATTGCAAAATGGTGTTGTTATCCATCCCCGATCAATTCCATTATTAATCCATATATCAAATTCTAATTCATCTGTTTTATTTATAGACATATATATCCTTAAATACTAACTGTATCAATTGGGCCAAGACATGATGTAGAAAATTTAATAGCAGATTGAACTGCATTAATAGATCTTTTGCGAGCATCTTTTTGATTTTCTGTAGCGTGTAAATGTCCCAATGCATATTGCATTCCAGATCCCATTACTAAATAATCTCCAGTGTATTGTGTTAAAGACATATCTGCAGCACTATGTTCAAAGATCTTTCCTTTAACGCAAATGATCATTCCAAAATCAGAATCTTTTGATACATCTACCCACCACTCATTATAAAAATCACGAAGTTCTTTAATAAATTTAGTGTACATAAATTTTTCAATATTATTTCCAGTTGGCACTGATGGTTTAAAATTATGTTTTATTCTATCGCCATCCATAGTTCCTGCATATCCAAATAGATATGGGCCTTGCTGCCAAACTTTTGACGTGGCACACTGAAGTATGATATCATCGTCAGACACGCCTCTTTCGCCAGACATATAGATCTTTTCATCTTTACGAACAACGGCAATACAGGTCACAAAAGAACCCCTTTACTAGTAGATACATTAATTGTACCACCTAAAGGGGTCCTATGTCAAAGAAGGTCTTTGTCCTTATTTAGCCTTTTTGTCCACTGAAGAAAATGCTGCATTGATCTCTTCAATCGTGAGTTTGCCATCGTCAAGAAACCCTCTAGCCAGTCTCTCAACTACTGTTGCAACTCCTAACGTTCCAGCCAAGATAACAGCCTTTGCTGTGCTAATTCCTACTACTGCTCCAGCACCTATTACAGATAGTCCTGATGCTGCAAATACCGCAACAATTCGCATAAAAATATTATTTATGCTTGCAATTGCTCCTGATCCGACTTGGGTAGCCTCTTCAACTTGCTTTGTTCTTGCCATCTTTATTCCTTTCTATTTCTGATCGGACTTGTAATTATCCAAAGAGCAGTTGTTGCCATGATTCCATAACCAACAATAGTCTTTGCACTTCCGTCCAGAACAACCCAAGCAATAAACATACCGAGAAGGGTCCATGCTTGGTCTACCATATCCTTTAAGATATTTTTTATTATTCTTACCATCTTCTTCCTCCTCTTGAACCTGGTGAATTGGCTCCTCCGCCTCCGCCAGAACTTCCTCCGCTAGTAGAGCCACCTGTGGCTCCTCCTGTAGCAACGGCTGCTGCATTGATTGCTGCACCTGTCGCAACTACTGTAGCAACAACCATATCTGTTGCTTCTTCTCTTTCTTCTTCAGTCATGTCAGCACCAATACTTCCAAGTGCTGCAATGGCTGCTCCTGGATCAGTAAATGCTGCTGTTAATAATGCACCTGGATCTTGAACTAATTCAATATTTGCAGCAACTTCTGCAGTAATAACCAATGCATTCCCATTCTCATCTGTACGAACTTCAATTGGTGTTTCAGGTGGTAGATCTGCATATGAAACTCCAGATGCCTGAACTTGTTCTGCTGATATTGACTCTCCAGGTTTAAGATTTTCAATTAATGCCTCAACAAGAATTTCTTTTTGTTCTTCAGTTAATTCTTTTCCATCTTTTGCTTCTTCAAGTATTTCTTTTAATTCTTCTTCAGCAGCCTTTTCTTCTTCTGCCTCAATAGCCTCTGCTTCTGCAATTTCCGCTAACTCTTCTGCAATTTCTGCTTCTTCTTCTGCTATGGCTGCTTCCGCTTCTGCTTTAGCATTTTCTATTTCTTGTTCCATAGCCTCTTGTTCAGCAGCAATTCTATCTGCTTCTGCTTGAGCATTTGCTTCTTCTTGTGCATTTGCTTCTTCTTGTGCAATGCGGTCTGCTTCTGCCTGTGCTTCTGCTCTCATCTGTGCTTCTATTGCTTCAAGTTCTGCTGCTATACGATCTGCCTCTGCATTTGCATCAATCTCTGCCTGTATCCTTGCTGCCTCTTCAGCCATTTCTGCTGCTTCTTCTGCTAATTTTGCAGCAAGTTCTGCTGCTATTCTATTTGCTTCTGCATTGGCTGCAGCAAGGGCTGCAAGTCTGTTGGCTTCCGCTTGTGCTGCGGCTGCTTGTTCTGCAATCATTGCTGCTGCTTCAGCCTGTATCCTTGCTGCCTCTGCTTGTTGTGCTGCTGCTTGGGCTGCAACTTGTGCTGCAATTTCTGCTTCAGTTGGTCCAGTTGGTACTGTCACTGTTGATGTTTCGTTAGGCGAAGGCGTTGTTACGGTTGTTGTTTCTGTAGGAGTTGTAACCGTTGTAGTTTCGCTGGGTGTTGTTACAGTTGTTGTTTCGGGTGTAGGTGTAGGTTCTGGAGCAGGGGCCACATATGTAGAACCAGTAACAACATTTGAATTTGCAGAGTAAAGGGCAAATGTATCGTTGTCTGATCTAATATGAAATGACCAGACTGTTCCTGCTGGCATAAGTCCATTTAGCAAGGAATGATCAATTGTTATTGTTGTATTTAAAGAATTTGGTCCGCCAACATTTCCAGTAGCAATTCCCCAGCCATTGCACCCAGTACAATTAAAACTAATTGCATATCTTTCTGGTTGAGTGTTTCCAGTGTCTGGTGCTTCCCAACTTAAAACTGTTGATGTTTCTCCACTACTTATTGTTAAATTTCTTGGAGGTCCTATTGTTTTTACTACTGGGGCTGCCTGCGAAGTAAATGCTGATGCTGGAATGATATCCATAGATCCAGACTGATCCCAATGAAGAAATACATTTGCTCCACCACCATTTTCATAATACATTAATTCTATTGTTTTGGGGACTCCTGCTGTAAAAGATATTGGATCGGTAGTAGTTCCTCCACCCCCCTTGTCTCTCCAGTCATCTGCTACTAAAACTCCATCAATGTATAGTCTTGTGCCGTCATCTGCTGTTGCTAAAAATGATATATTTTGAGTCGTATTACTAAGGATTGAACCAGTAAAACGTACGATAACATCCTCTGACGGGCCACCTAAGACGCTACCACTACCCCATTGGAAGTCAATATTGGGTACAGTTGTTGTAAGTATTGGAGAGGCTCCTTGTGGAATATATGGAGCATTATTTTGACCTTGTACACTGTAAACTTGAGCAGTTAATCCTTCTGCTGCATGGGCTTTGTCTGAATGCCCGAAAAATAAAGACCCGACGACAAGGCCTAAAACAATTAAGAATCTAAGTGATTTTTTCAGTTTCCCTTCTCCTAGGTCAACATTGTTGACTACTATATTATAACATTATATTAAAAAGTGAGCAGTTTATAGACAACTACTCAGGTCTATCGTTCACGGGTATTAGCCTAACGACTCTCATATAGAGCATCCGTATTAAATATAGCCGA